AGGTTGTCATCACCTTCGCCCAAATCATCAGTCGTATGGTTTGTAAGTGAACTTACTGTACCATTTACGTTACCTGTAAATGTTGCTGGAATTTCAGCACCGTTACCGTTTTCAAATACCTTATTAATACCACCTGGGGCATACACGTCGCCAATCAACTTTCCGATAAAAGTGTCACTGGTTAATGTATTCGAACTAATATTGTTTGCTGTCATATCATCAGTAGTTATAGTATTTGCAGTTATAGTATCTGCACCAATACTTCCAGTAAATATTGCGTCATAACCGTATATAGTCCCAGCAGGAGTAAGTTTAAACTTAGGCTCTCCAACACCAGTATCAATGATAAACGCGGCTTCATCAGAGTTGTTAAAACCAACATCCCATGAAATAGTAGAATCTGTATATCTTGTTTGTGCGCCACCTTGAGCGTAAGAGAACGTAGCAACTTCTTGGGCAGTTGCACCTGTGATTTGAATTGGCGAACCAAATTGGATAGTAGCAGAACTTGTGAAAGCTGATACATCATCCATTTTTAATTCTGTGTCTGCGATTAAAGTATTAGCTTGGAAGTCTCCTTGGATGAAAGCATCACCAGTAGTGACGTCACCAAGTGCTGTTGCAGTTACCGTTTGCTCACGGAACAAATCAACCATTTCATTGGTTTTATCAAACCAGTTTTGGAAGGTCTGAGTTGACGTGATGTTCTGAATATTTGTTTTTGCCATCTTACTTCTCTATCCGATCTAATCTATCACAAACTTGCACTAGAAGTTCTTTGATTGAATTTACTTCATTGCCTAACTTCGCCACTTTTGCGTGAAGCGCTCTTTCTTGTTTATATTTATTCAAAGCGGCAACGTCAGTGTTTAGCACCGCCTTTGTTTTCTCATGTCTGATATATGAGTTCATTACGTTAATGCCAATGCTCTGTAATCACGTACTGTTGGTGTTTTGCTAATATCAGAAGTCAGCATATCAATTCTGATAGCAAATTTTCTGTATCCTACAAAAGTACCAGAGCCGCTAGTATATTCTAATGCACCAGAGCCATCTTTATTAGCCGCCCCTAGTTCAAACTTAAATTCACGATAGTCATCTTTATTGACATCAGAACAGAACTGGTTGATACCCCCTGTAAGCTCTAATTCAAGCCAAGGAACTGTATCGAAAGGAGCGCTGTCATATACGTTTTGTGGTTTAATGTAAACTTTGATATCTGAACCAGTTGGACGATAACCTGTCAATATAACGTTGACGTCTTCAGCATCCAAATCTTCATTCAGTTCGATTGTTTTAGAAATGTACTTAGAAGTAGTGTCAACATCATTAGTTGCTTTATACTGATAAGCCAATACAGTAGCAGTTTCCAAATCAACAATCGGTGTGGATGTTGAGTTAGAAGAATTTTCCATAGTTACTGTAATTTCAAAAGGTTTAGCATCCACAGTGTCATTTGATCTACTGAACAGAACTATACCCTTGCGCCCGAATGTGTTATTACCACCAAACTTCATTGGCATAGTATAGCTTGTTAAAGTATCTGCTGGGTTTGTAAATGTACCACTCAATTTTGTAGAAGTGATCGAGTCGTTTGACTTCATGATCAACGGCTGAATATAACTGAGGTTGATATTGTCAACAGACCCGATTGTAGCTGTGTAGCCACTGACGAACCCTGTAATAGTACCACTTGGTGTAAATTTCTTAGAATTAGTTGCTGATGAGCCAGATAAGAACATCTGTGAACGCTCAAGCTCATTGTAATGTATAATAGTACCAACAACAATAGATTTACATGATCCTGCTCCAACCGTAAAGTCAACAGGACGTTCTACTGTAAGTTCAGTAGCACTATCAACACTTACAACCTCAAAGATTTCACTTGTTGAGCCACCTACGTTAGTGACCAATATCTTATCACCAGCCGCGAAACTGTCATTAAGTGCCGTACCTGAGATTACGTTTGTATTGATAGGCATAGAGATGTTTGCAGAAGTAGCACCTGTTAATGCTTTTTCTTCGTAAACTTCTTCACCTGGTACAAACCTACCATTCCAATCACTTAGTGTCAAGAATTCATGGTTGTCGTTTGTAAATGTAACTGAACCAGTGCTTGCATTAAAGTCATGACGATAGATGTTGAATTTCAAGTCTTCGTCTTGATATGATTTCCACGCTCTGTTGTTTGTAGATGAGAATAGAACTCCATCACCCCAGTCTTGAACAACTGATTGTCCTTGTGTGGCTCCTGGTGTTAGATCAAGTCCACCAACTTTAGACGTGAACACTAGATAGTTTGGATCGTTTGCATCTGGCATAATTACGATTGAGTATTCTTTTTCCACATCCATACGAACTGGTGCGTCGAAGTCAATAGTTGTTACAGCGGATGCGTCATCACTCACATTAATCTGTGCTGATGTAAGGTGTACTTTAGAGAATGGTAGTATTTGTGCTGATGGATAGCCATTAACGACTTCACGTAACATAACTGTAGCACCATTAACATCACTCTTACGCTTAAAGAAGATATCCATCTTAGAAGCAAATACACTATTTGATCCACGACCCATACCCTTTTTGATAAAGAATGTTTGTGCGAGTGGGTCAACTGTAATTATTCTAGCTGGCAGTGTTCTTGTTGTAATTTCTGTTCCAACATTAGAATCTGGAATTCTTGTAGAAGCTGTCAATGCACTCTTTTCAACTGAGATGTTGTATGCATGATACTGCAAATCGATTATAGATGTTGATGCTGATTCAATACTTGAATACTGGTTAACGTCAACCACTGTCAAAACTCTATCACCAACAAAGAATGTTCCTGCTGGCAAGTCGAATACTGCGCGAATTACACCATTAGAATCTGTAGTAACAGGCGCACCTTTTGCACCATTACGTCTGACTCCTCTACTTGTAGCCGCCGCTGTGCCTGGACGTACCGCATAGTTCACATCTACTCCATCAAAGAAGAAGTAGTGTCGTGTATTTGGACGAAGCCCAGCAGCAAATACTCTAATCTCACGAGAACGCATGAAAGGTTCAAATTCAAAGTTAGAAACAAAGTCGCCAACTGACTGATTAGAGTTTGCTTCATTAACACTTAATGCAGTTGTAGAAGTCGTAACAGTATCTTGAAGGCTCCATAGTCTACCACCAAGAGATGTCCAATCTGTGGTAGTGTTGCTAAAGTTTTGTACTGTCAATGGAATAAATTGCTGTAGGTTTTCAACAAAATCTTGGAATGGTGTTACTAAATCAATATCAAGAGTAACTGGATTTGTCACAGTATCTTGAGCCATATCATGACTTGGTGATAATGATCCAACACCATCATACTTCCAGAAGTTAGACACACAGTTTCTAAAGTTAGTCGCATACGGCTGACCCAACAATTTTACGTGTGCGTTTCTGTTTAGAGTTCCAATTTCCGCATCTTGCGTACTAGGGAAGATAGTTGAACTTGTTCCTTGCTTATAATTCAAGTCTAGTGCAAATGTATTAAGCGCTGGGCTGAGACTTTTCGTGTCTGAGTGAATAGCCGCTTTATAATCTGGATTAGTGATATTAGCGATAGACGTATCGTTGAAAGGATCAACTATGAAACCATTTTTAAATCTTGACAAACCGTTTTCATCAAGTACATTTAAGTTCGACGTTGATTGCTCTAATTGGTTTAGACTGATGTAATATTCCATTGCATCAAGTTTTCTTTCCATCTTAGAAATATCACGCATGGTGTAGTTCTTAACACCCCTTGCTTTAGTTCTAACAGCATAGTAAGTTTTCATTTGATCAGCACCTTCTTGTGCCGACAATGAAGGATAACCTGGGATAGTAACCTCTGAGATCACAAGCTGATCAGAACCAACCTTAGGTGGTACAGGAGACTCATCTTCTTCGCCTTTAACAATAGCAGACTTACCATAAGAATCTATTGTGATAACATCAATTCTTGCTAGGTAATGTTCAACATCAGCCGTTACGTTTCCGTTAAGCTGTGGTATAACAAAAGAACCTGTGAATGATGGTTGTACCGCTCCAACACCTGCTGTTACTACAGACGCCGCACCTTCAGTCAATGCTGTATAGCTTGCGCCAGCACCTAAGTCAGCATATGGTCTGAAATCAAGACATTCTCTTAGAGGGTATGCCTTACCACTTGTAGAAAGGTAAGTTGGAATATCAGATGATCTAATTTTTCCATCAGGAAGAATTGTAGACACATCATCGATAGGATAGCTGTTTACCGCAAAGAAGTTAACACCTGTTGCGTTGTTTATTTTGAAAACTTTTAATTTAACTGTTAGAGTTCCACTTGTAGGTGTAGTTCTTCCAGAGATTACTTCCATGTATGAAAGATCGTAGAAGTTGTCTTGTGCGTTTCTTACCAAACGGAAAGCGTTTGTGAAATCGTTACCAAGGCTATCTTCAACACTTTCAATTTCATATACATCAGGGAAGCCTAAACTGTATCTTGTTTGACCGTTGTTCCACACCACTTTAATATATGGATTTACTGATAGTTTATTGTATGGTTCAGTAGCAACAATTCTTTTATTGTAATAAACGTCGGCTGCTGGGTCTGATCCTGCCGCCAAGTTAATAGTAAGAATTGAGTTATTCAAACTTGTGCTATAGCTTGTTACCGCAATTAAAGTATTAGATGCATCCACAACAACAATGTCACTATTATCACAAGCAAAGTCATCACCTGGCTGTGCGTTGATAGTGATTGAGTTTGCTACAACTGAAACGCTACTTTGTGTGCGTACAGGAACTGAGACGTCTGTAATTTCTTTAACGCTCTTTGTACCAGTATTAAATACCATACAAGATTTTGAGCTATCTTTGATTTGAGAACCAGCCGCAATAGAAATTGAACCACCTGTCGAAACAATACGTTCAACATCAGCGAAAGTTCTAGTCGCATCTGTAATACTTACGCCAAAGATATAAAGTCTAGTTGGTGTGAAGTTCTTTACGAATGCACTACCAATTTGTGTACCGTTAGCAAGCTCAAGGTCAACACTACCATAATCAGTAGTCATTGTACCGTTTACAGAAGTGATATCAACATAACCACCGTAATCAAGAGATATAGATTGGTTATCTTGAATGTTGGTTGTTGTAATTGGATCAATAGTAATGTCAACATTACCACGATTTTCTACTCTATAACCTTTAACATATGCAGAACCTTTACCAATCAATGCTTTCAAATCAGCACCACGACGTTCTGTTGTTACCTTGAAGTTTTCGACAATATAGTCTCCACTTTCTTCGTAAGTACGCTTCGCCATTTCTTCAGCGATTGAGTTGAATTGAGAAACGTCTCTTATAGAAACAGCCGATCCGTTTTGATAACGAATTAGTGTAAAGAAGTTTGCATCTACATCAGCAACCGCTGTTGATTTAGCGACAAGTGTAGGGATCATTTTAAGTCTATCTGCACCTGGAGCATTTTCGTTTGTGCTTCCGTTAGCATTATCGTATAGGCTTTCATCTTGCAGAGAAGAAATCAGAGTTTCTGTTACTTCATAACCAACTGAAATGTCATCTGGTTGATCGTCGTATTTGGAAACGATAAGTGTTTGTTCGTCTGCGAATAAGAAATGACCTTTTTGGAAAACAACACCAGCCGCCGCTTGAATACCAAAGGATTTGCCTGTTGGGCTTGGTAGCTGTGTTACGTTGATTGTTGCAACGCTAAGATCAGTAGAAATAAGTGTCGAGCCATCGTACTTGTAACGGTTAATTATAAGTTCTTCACCACCAATAAATGTTTTGTAATTGCTTGTTTCGTTCGTATTCAAATAGTTGATATACAAAGTGTTTAGGTTTGGTGGGCGTGTTTCAAAACCTCTATCTGTAGTAATAATAGAAGCTTTTAGTCCAGTGATCGCACCTTCAACTTCATATTTTGTGTCAATAGACTTAGTTACACCTGATACAACCTCATCCGCTGTTACTGGTTTATAAAGCTCTGGATCAAATCCAGTTTTATCAGTTAGCTTAACAAATTGTAGACCATTTAGGTTTGTAAAGTTACAACCTTTAATGATACTACCCTCTTGATAGATGTTATCTCCAAACTGTTCGATTTGATTTTGCAATATAGTTTGTAATTGCGTAAGTTCTCTTGCCTGTACAGCGTATGCTGGCTTGAACAGAATTTTGTAGAACTGCTTTTCCAAACCAAAGTCATCGAAGTATGGAGCAATATTTAGATTTGTATTAATCGGCATGTGTGAGGTTCCTTAAAATTCTAATACTAATTTGTATTCTTCTCTTGACGTTCTAGTTCTTGCGAGAGGAACAAAATCTTCCATGAAATAAACTTCTCCGCTACGTTGAACGTAATCAGACTCGACTGTATTATTGGCTTGTGGACTATTTATGGTAATTCGTTGCCCTTGGTCATTCACTAATTGTAAAGTGTAATCAAGAGATGTATCGTTGTTTGCACCGTTTTGGTACGGTCCCATGTAGCTAGATAGATATACGGTATTTGAGGTATCGTCTACCTCATGTACTTTTCCTGTAAATATTACTTGGTTATCAGTATTAAGCTGTGTTAATGTTGCGTCTACAGTTGCAAATGCGAACTGATCTGTGATTATTTCAATTCTGTTATCAAACACTAATGGAGTGTTTGCAGTGTTTGCAGAGGCACTCACAAATTCTGGATTTTTAACAATTCCAAGGTGCGAATAAGTATTCGTTGCACCAATCTTATTATTGTTAGCTTCTGTGATATAACCATATAGTAGAATGTGGCGACAATGCATCTCATCGATCATGTTCCAACCGTGTCCACCCTTTGGAGAAAGAACTGGTCTTAGCTTAGCTCTCACATCAATCGAAATTGGGTCTTCTGGATCAAAGTCAAATGTAGGATCAACAATAGATGCTGTCACATTTGTATATCCAGAACCTTGCTCTAAAATCAACAGAGAAGATATGTTGCCATTTATAACGTTAGGTAGTGCCTTTGCACCAGTACCGTCGCCTTTAATTACACACGTTGGTACGATTGTAAATGTAGAGCCGTTTAATACACCGTCAGAAAGAGGTGAGCCAGAAACTTTAATCTTACCAAATTGATTTCCAATTTCGAAACTGTAAGTATCGATGACATAAAGGTTAGAAGGTCCGCCATCTGGATTAGTCACATATATTGACATGCCAGAATAGAAGTTTGCAATTTGATTAATATTATTTGCTCTTACTGTTAATGTACCATCATTACCAGGCGAAGCCATAAGGAAACCACTAACACTAGGGTAACCAGCATTGTCAACAGGGTTTTCGACAAAAATATCACTTAATTCTGATCCGTAAACGACGTTGTTGGCATCAGCATTTGGGTCTGGATTGATTATTAGATCATCTGCAAGAGGGATAAAACCAACTGCATTGTATGCTTCAAACTCTGATGGAGTGATTACATA